AAAGAGATGCAAGCGACGATAGAGGAACCAGAGACATCTCCTCCATCATTTTGGCAGAAACTCTTGGGCATTTAGAAGTTGTAAGATGAGACCACTTTGAGAAGAGAGAATGATATCATTCTTTTGTGCCTTCATGTTCGGGGGCGTTCTCGGCTACATTTTTGCGGATATGTTGGAGTAACCCGAAGATGCCTAACGGAACAGAAACAGACAACAAATGGACTGATGAGAAATTCCTCTTTGGTGGCCCTACCTTTGGGAGTTCTCTCACAGACAAGGATTGGGCTGGAATCTTCAGGATCATTCGAGAGAAGAATGTGAAGAGCGTTCTAGAGTTTGGCTCAGGTCTTTCGACACTGCTATTCTCTGAGATGGATTTTGGTGAATTCGTCTCCTATGAGACAGAAGATGAATGGATCGGCAAAGTCTCTGAGGCTGCTCTGAGTCCTCTGAAGATTCTCAAGTGGGATGGGATGACTCCTCCAAGTGATCTTGGGCACTATGACCTTGCCTTTGTGGACGGCCCTGGAGAGGGATTTCAGAGGAAGATCTCAACAGAGACCGCCGCTAAACATTCACCCATTGTCATTGTCCATGATTGTGATAGAGAATGGGAACGAAAGTGGCAGATTCAGTTTCTTGAGACAAACTTCGCGCTTCGAGAGGACATTGGAGATTGTGCAAGGATGTTCGCTAAATAGAAATGAAGAAAGGACTTAGAGAACCATGAAATATCGAATGGGTGCCATAGTCGTAATTGCGACAGTGATCTTTTTCCTCTCATTCATCATAGGCATTTCCATTGCGTTGCAGTTTCCTTACTTAGTTCCCATCAGCCCCTCGATATTGGAGGGTGTGTTTGCGGGGACACTACTGGCGACGGTGATTGCAAGCGCTTGCGTTCTTGGGTGGACATTTTGGATGATCTATCAGGTCGAGGAATAGAGGCAAATGAAGAAATCTAAGAGGATAGCGAATTACTTCGAAGACCGAGCAGCAAAGATAGCGATTATTTTCCTCGCTCTTGTGGCGTCCATAGAGATTTTGATAGTGGGAGCGACGATACTTGCCAAGATTCCCCCATCGTTCGAACCTCATTGCGTTGCATTGTTCGATGTCCTCATGATCGCTCTATCTGTGCTGTTCCTGATAAGTGTTCCCGCAGCGATAGTAATCTACATGATTTGGCTATGGCGAAATACTCCTTAAATAACTATGCTTTCAGAGACAACACAACGCAAATTCGCCGAGACCATTCATATAGATGAATGGGAGATACTGACAGATACGGGCTTCGAGGATATTGAGACTATCTCGAAGACTGTTCCATATTCAGTCTTCAGTCTTCAAACCTCTGGTGGGAAATCCCTCGATTGTGCTGATACTCACATTCTTTTCGATCATGATGGAAATCAGATCTACGCCAAAGACTGTATTCCAGGTAAAACTCAGATTATGACTGAGGATGGTATCGAAGAGGTTTCAAGTCTGATCGGGGTTGATGGGGAGAAGGAAGAGATGTATGATCTATCTCTGAACTCTCTGAATCATCGCTACTACACAAATGGCATTCTCAGTCATAACAGCACTACGGTTATTGGATATTTCCTCCACCAAGTCAATTTCCGCCCCGATTATAATATTGCCATACTTGCTAACAAAGCACCAACAGCTAGAGAACTGTTGAGTAGATTGAAGCTTGCTTACTCCCATCTTCCTAAGTGGATGCAGCAGGGTGTGTTGGAGTGGAATAAGGGGAGCATAGAGTTGGAGAATCGTAGCAAGATTCTCGCAGCCGCTACTAGTTCCGCCGCTATCAGAGGGCAGGCGATGAACAGTGTCCTTCTTGATGAATTCGCATTTGTTCCCATGAACATTCAAGAGGAGTTCTTCGCTTCTGTCTTCCCCACAATTTCTTCTGGACAAACTTCGAAGATCATAATCTCCTCTACTCCGAACGGCCTAGACATGTTCTACAAGATGTGGCAAGAGGCCTCTAAGGGTAGAAGTAAATTCATCCCCTACGAGATCGCCTGGAATGCTATTCCAGGAAGAGATGAGAAGTGGAAAGAAGAGACTCTGAAGAACATGACACCTGAGGCCTTCAGGCAGGAGTTTGAGGGAACATTTCTTGGTTCTTCACACACTCTGATTAGTCCTAAGAAACTCGGTACCATGACATTCTTCGATCCTATCTATTCGGAAGATGGTTTGAAAATCTATCAACAGCCTATTGATGGACATGAATATGCGATGACGGTAGATGTAGCTCAGGGAAAGAGAATGGACTATTCGGCATTTGTCGTATTCGATATTTCAGAAATTCCCTATAAGCAGGTGGCAACCTACAGGGATAATTCAGTCACCCCACTTGCCTTCCCACCGATCATTGAAGATATCGCCTCAAAGTACAATACGGCCTCTCTCTTGATCGAGGTGAATGATATGGGATCACAGGTAGCATACTCCATCTACAACGATTATGAGTATGAGAATCTTCTCACAACGACGTCTCGTGGTAGAGCAGGAATTAAACTTGGAAGTGGATTCTCGAAGAATCCAGTTCTTGGCCTGAAGATGACTTCTGGAACTAAACGAATCGGCACATCAATTCTCAAAACGTTAATAGAAAATGACAAGTTAAGAATTGTTGACTTCGAGAATATTAGCGAGTTTTCCCATTTTGTTTCAAAGGGAAAAAGTTTCGAGGCAGAAAGCGGGCATCACGATGATCTAACGATGTGTTGTGTTGCTTTCAGTTGGCTGATTAACCAACCGAACTTCAAGGATATTAGTGGTACGGATATTCAGAAGAGTCTTAGAAGTAATTATGAGAAGGCAGCGGAAGATGATTTATTGCCCATAGGATTTTTCCCAGACAATTTGAGTGGGGGAATTGACTTTGTGGACGGCGGCGGAACTCCCTGGTTCAAAGCCTAAGTAGGAAATCTCAAAGTACAGCATTGACATGTTCGATCAAATGGACTATAATAAGTTTGAAAGGTTAGGAGTAAAAGATGCTATTTGGATTGACTTTGGAAGATGCTAATCATGTAATAAGAGAAGCCGCGTTTCGTGGCTCACTCGATCTTGTGAAATCTCTCATATTCCACGGTGCCGACGTTCACAGTGAGGATGACTGGGCACTCAGATTTTCTTCTATGTGTGGTCAAAGTCCTCAAAGAATGGAGTGAAAAAAAGATAAAATAATCGAAAATAAAGCTTGACACAGAGACACTCTTGAGGTAGAATGTGGCTGTAAGGTGAGATTGAGATAGACTACTTCGAGATAAGGAGAATTTGAAAAATGACAGATCGCCAACTTAAAGCCTATATAAAATGGTGTCAACATATTATCGATCAGGATAATGTGTATCCTCCGAGTATGGGAGGTGGCGTTGAGGATTGGGAAGAGGTCTTACAAGAGCATAAAGCGAACGGATGTCTGATTTGTAAAAGATATCGCATCGCAAGGAAAAACTGGGACCGCCGAAATTGGAAAAAGGAAATAGCAGAATCACTTGGGTTGGTGGCAGTTAAGGGTGCGGTGAGTGGAAGGACTTATTACGAATAGAAGTTGAACACGAGAGGGAGATGAATGAGAGGATTTCTTGGAAGACCTTCTCACCATCTCCCTCTGAAAAATCTCTCTGATCTGATATATCGATTCTCTTCAAGTTGATATTCAGGTTCTCACAGAGAGCGTTCTTAGTGATATCATTCTTTCTTTGACGCCTGAAACGTTCATCGCCGAAAATTGGCTTGTAGTGAAAGATTCCATCGATCTCCACAGCCTTCTCAAGCAGTGGAAAGTGAATATGAAGTTCGAGACCATCTAGGGTATTTCGGTCGTTGAAGATGACATTCAGGTCTGGATAAGATTTCCTGAAACGTTGCTCTATGTAGATTTCCATTTTGGATCTTTTTCCAAGGCCCATCATCTTGTGTTCATGTTTGAAGTGAGAAGCACAAGATAGTGAGCAGAAATGATGGTTTCCTTTTAATCCGCTCGGCAAACGTTCTATTATCAACCCACAATACTCACATCCCACTTCTATCCTAGGCTTCATTTGAGACTCATTATTACACTTATTGGAACAGAAGCGCAAGGTCTTGTGAGAATTGGTATTGAGGATATCGAGAATCCGATTTCTTGACGCCTTGAAGATACCTCCACACTGCTCACATTCAACGTCCAATTCCCTACCTGCTGCGCTGGCATTATCGAACTCCTTTTGAGTAAACTTGTAGTTGAAGGTGAATGTAGAAATATCTATGTCAGTTTTTCGAGAATTACTCGAACATTTTCGAGAACAAAACTCTAGTGATAGCGCTGAGATTTCATTGAGGGAGGTGAAGACATCTTGCCTTCTCACCTTGAACATTTTCTCACAGTTCAGACATCTCATGGGGAGACATCTCCCATCCTTATTCTTGGTGTTATTGAATATCTCTTGAGTGAAGAGTTTATTGGGAAGAACCTCGCCGATATCAAGATATTCGGAATGACAATGTTTGGAGCAATAGAGGATCGATTTCTTAGAGTTGGGATTTAGGTGATTAAGGACTCTTCCCCTACTTACGAGAAAGTCCTTACCACACCTAAGACATTTCACAGGTAACAATTTCTTATAGATATCCTTACTTGGAATCTTATCAAAGAACTCCTGAGTAAAGAGGATATTATCTGGAAGGTTATTGACATCGACCTGGGTTATCTTAGAATTGTTCTGACATCTCGCTGAACAGAATTTGAGGGTTCCATGAGAATTGGGATTCATTGCGTTATTGATAGACCCTCTCTTCACGAGAAAAATCTTGTTACATTGAAGACAAAGAACCTTCAGAGTCTTCTCTTGCCAATGTGCCTCATTGAACTCATCTAAAGTGAATCTTATGTTGTTTGGGAAGTCTTTCAGTGATTGATAAATACGTTTAGCCATTTCGTAAATACTCCTTATGAATTTGGTTAGGAGAGATGAGAAGCTCACTACTTCTCATCTCTCTGTCTTTATTTAGACATTCCGATATTTTGACTTGTTAGGTTTCTCTGTTGGTAGAAAATGGCCCTTAACTACCAACAGGAATTTCTTGGGGAAAGTGGAAATCCAGAAAAGTCTAAATATCAGTGAAATAGGTTAAGAACACCTATAAGTCGTCTGTTGTTTGTCGAAAATGGGCCTTAACTCCCAACAAGGTGAAAAAATGGACGAAAACACTAAGAAAAAAGGAGAAAAACCATGGGTTTCCAGCTCTCGCCAGGAATTGCCGTGCGCGAATTCAACTACACGAGTATAATTCCTTCGGTCGCGACGACAGATGCGTGTATCTGCTTGCCTTTAGCCACAGGGCCAGTAGATAAAATCGTTCTGATAGACCAAGAGGACTCTTTAGTTCAAATTTTTGGCCCTCCAGTAAATGAAAGTCTGGTGCCAAATTCAACAGGTGCCGCAGCTCAATGGCTAACCGCCTCAAGTTTCCTAGCATACGGAAATAAACTTCATGTTATCAGATGTGTTGGGAATACTGCAAGAAACTCAGTAGCCACAGTGCCAGCACTGTTAATCAAGAATGAAGATGTATGGGATAACAACTATTCAAATGGAGAAGCTTCAGTAGGTGCATGGGCTGCTCGTTATCCAGGTAAGGAATATGGAGATGCTCTTGAAATCTCTTTCGTAGGTGCTGGTGCAGCAGGTGGAGCCTCTGCATTCAATTCTACTACTAATGTTACTGCAAACGTAGATACTACAATTGCTACTCCGATTGCAGATTCAGCGATCCTAAATATCTCAGTGACCTCAGATCTCCTGACTGGTAATACTACAGTTTTCGGTGGGGTACCTACAACTTTCGCTGCTACTTCTGCTAACCTAATTGCTAACATTAGCAGTATTCTCACGATTGGCTCAAAAGTTACCTTCCCAACTTCTGCTAACTTTACGGGTAAATATGAAGTTCTGAACTATGGTGTAGCAAGAACACATCCAGGTACTCTAGGTCATACATGGTTGCAGATTACTCCAAATCCATCAGCAGCTGCTGGTAACTTGACAGCCTCAGTTATCTCTAATGAGTGGAAACATGCTGATAGTTTCGTGGGTGCTCCTGGAACATCTCTCTATGTTGCAGCCAGAAGTGGTTCCAACGATGAGTGTCACATTGCAGTTACGGATGCCACGGGAATCTACACTGGTACCTCTAACACTCTCCTGGAAACCTACGCAGGTCTCTCAGCAGCCAGAGATGCCAAAAACGAAGATGGTACTAGTAATTATTACAAGGATGTTATTCGACAGAGTTCCAGATATATCTACTGGATGGATCATCCTACAGGTACTCAAGGTTATGGAGAAACTGCTGCTGGTACAAAGTTTGTATCTCCGAGTTCTCCAGTGACAAATCGCTTAACTGGTGGAATAACAGATAATGATGATGATAACTCAATGTTGTCAGCAAGAGTTGCAGCATATCAGCAGTTTGCAGATGCCGAGACTACTGATATCTCTCTGATTCTTACTGGTAATGGATCAACAACAAGAGCGATTCATACAACTCTGGTTCAACAGGTGATTGATAATGTCGCCCTTGCACGTCTAGATTGTGTCGCATTCTTCTCACCAATTCCATCTGATACGGTTGGACAGTCTACTCAAGCTTCCGCTAAAGATGCTGTCATTGCTACTAAGAATGCTGTTGACAGAAGTACCTCTTATGCTGTCATGGACTCAGGACACAAGCAGATGTATGATCGTTACAATGATCTCTACAGAGCAGTTCCGCTCAATGGAGATATTGCAGGTCTCTGTGTTCGTACAGACGATCAGCGTGATCCTTGGTGGAGTCCAGGTGGCTTGAATCGCGGTCAATTGAAGAATGTTACATATCTCCACTTCTCTCCGAGAAAATTTTTCAGAGATGAGTTGTATAAGAACAACATCAATCCTGTAGTGTCACTTCCAGGAGAAGGCCCAATCCTCTTCGGTGATAAGACACTTCAGACAAAACCATCTGCGTTTGATAGAATTAACGTTCGAAGACTCTTCATAGTTCTTGAGAAAGCCATTGCAAGAGCTGCGAAGTATACTTTGTTCGAGTTTAATGACTCATTCACAAGAGCACAATTCCGAAATATGGTTGAGCCTTTCCTAGAAGATGTTAAGGGACGGCGAGGTATCTACGACTTCAAGGTTGTTTGCGATGAATCTAACAACCCAGGTGTAGTGGTGGACAGAAACGAGTTTATCTCGGATATATTAATTAAGCCAGCGAGGAGCATCAATTTCATAACATTGAATTTCGTGGCCTTGGGAACCTCAGTATCTTTCGAGGAGATTGGTTAAAACAGTTGATTCTAAAGGACTTAGAGGGGCCGAGTTTTGGCCCCTCTTTTTTCTGCTCCTTGATTTTTGAGGAGTCTCTGTTGATAGAAAACAGCCCTTAAAAACAAACAGAGAGAAACTTCCTTGTTTGTAGAATTCGGCCTCTAAATACCAATAGTGATTAACTGAAGAAGAGATAAAGAAAACTCTATGTGTTTGAGGAGTAAGTAAGACAGAACTCTCAGTTGGTAGAAACAGGCACCTAAAAGTAAACAGAGAGAAACTCGATGAGTAAGAGATACTAAACAGAGACAGAAGAAGTCTTAATCTTCTTCTGTCTCTTAACCAAGATCATAAGGAGGATTTACGAAATGGCTAATGATATTTATACAGACTTGAAAGAGCGCGTAAGACAAACATTCAGACGAGGTAGATATTGGATCAAAAAGAGATGTCAAGGAGATGTTTGGAATGAGGTCATTGAAGCGACTAAGTTTCTCCCCAGTTCTGCAACCCATCTCGAACGAATTTATTGTGTTCTACATGAGGTAAAGGAGAAGCCACAGTGTCAGTGGTGTGGTGAAGAAAATCATTACATTAGACAAAATGTAGCCTATTCTGATTATTGTTCTGGGAAATGTGCTGTACAAGCAACCAGAGAAGATGTGATGAAGAAACATAAAGAGACTTGTAAGAGAAGGTATGGCGGTCATCATCGACAGAAACATTACACTGACTATCAAAGAGAAAAACTCAACGATAAACTATGGCTTACTGAACAACATCATCAGGAGAAGAAATTCATAAAGGAAATAGCGAAGGACTTAGGGGTCTCTCAAGATACTGTCTCAAAGAGTTTTCATCAGTTCAATATCGAGATTCTTACTCTACCATCTTCAATGCCTGAAAGAGCCTTAGCAGCATTCGTCAAAAGTATCTATGGAGGAGAAGTTTTAACTAACAACAGACAGATTATCAAACCCAGAGAGCTCGATATCTATCTTCCAGAACTCTCGAAGGCGATAGAATTTGATGGAACATATTGGCATTCAGAGGAGATGAATAAGACTCGGAGTTACTTTCCAAAGACCAAAATTGAAGAGTGTTCCGAATTGGGCATAGAGTTGATTCACGTGCTTGAAGAAGACTGGAATCATGATCGAGAAGGAATTCTAACACGCTTAGAGGACTTCATTGAAGAGACAGTTCCCGAATAACTAAATAGAATTAGCCCTTGAGTTTCTCACCTCTTTGAGGTAGAATATGAGCAAGAGGATGGAAAAAAAGAAGACCCACAATAACTCATCAAGGAGAATCATAGATAAAGAAAGGTCTTTGACTACATGAAGTTGATAGTAGAGATAGATCTCAGAGAATGGATCAGAGGAGTATTATTCAATTCCACTGGTAAGAGGCTGAAGAAGCGGTGGAAGAGAGATTGGTTTGAGGATATGGGACTCATTAAGTTCTATGATCGGATTCTCATACTCACCAAGTTTCTTCCTAAGTCTGTATCTCTTGAACAGAGAATCTACACAATCGCTCTCGGCCTCTCAGAGATTCCAAGATGCAAGATCTGTGGGAAGAAGACTAAGTTCCAGGAAGCCAAGAAGGCCTACACACAATACTGTGGAAGGACTTGTGCCATTGCTGGATGTAGAGGAAATAGCATAGGAAAGCCCAAGAAGACAACGAAGAAGAGAAAGAAGCAGGTCACTGCTACCAAAGTGGTCTTCCAGCAGAGTGGTCAGAAGGTCGGAATAGATGATGTAGTCAAGTTCATTCAAGATGATCTATGCTATTCAAATGAGATCATTAGTACCAGTGACTCAAACATTTATCTACCCGATCAGAAGATGGCGATTGAGTTTATTGATCTCGCAAAAAGGTCATTTAGAGACATCGAGTCTAAGGAGCAGAGGAGAGAAGTCCTCGATAGCCTTCTTGAGAATGAGTCTAAGGGAATCAGACTCATTCAGATCTTCGAGAATGAATGGATAGACCCGAAGAAGCGAGAGATTTGGAAGTCGATCATAAGAAACAAGTTAGGAAAGAATGAGAGACGAATCTATGGAAGGCACTGTTATATAGATAAGCCAAATCAACAGGAGAAGAGGCTCTTCCTGAATAGGAATCATCTTCAAGGTTTCGTCGGCTCTTCAATTGACTATGGATTATTCTATGAGGGACAACTTGTTTCCTTAATGACGTTTGGTAAGGCACGATTCACGAAAAATGGAGGGTATGAGTTAATTAGGTTTTGCAGTTTGCTAAATACTTCTGTACTTGGTGGTGCTCAGAAGCTCTATAAGGCGTTTCTGAGAGATCATTCAGGTTTTTCGATAGTTTCCTACTCTGATAAGAGATTCTCAGATGGAAACCTTTATAACGTCCTCGGTATGGAGAAGAAGAGAGATTCGAATCCAAACTACTTCTACTTCAAAGAGGATGACTTGAGTAAGTTGCACAGTAGGGTGGCCTTTCAGAAGCACAAATTAGCAGGGAAGATCCCTCTATACGATTCTAAGAAGACTGAATCAGAGAATATGTTCGCCAACGGATGGAGAAGAATCTGGGACTGTGGAAACGGAGTCTTTGAAGCAACACAATAACTAAAGGAGAATCATTCAAGATGTTTGTAAACACCAGAGACCAAGATGCAATTAGAGATGTCGCTGAAGCTTATAAGCAGATGAAGGTGGATGAGAGTACGAATCGCCAAAATCAACAAGTGGATAAAAACAAACCAAGATATGCTTCAATAGAGAAGATCAAAAATCCCAAAGACTAAATAGAAAGGAACCGTTTAATAAGCACATAAGGAGAGTAAAACATGCCTTTCAGCGTTACAGATTTCAAAGCCCAACTCTCAGGTGGTGGGGCAAGACCTAACCTATTCGAAGTGGTTTGTACACCGCCCCCTGGATTGGCCCTCGGAAGAGGAAATGCAAGTGCAGGTGCTCAGAAATTTCGTTATATGTGTAGAGCCGCATCCCTGCCTGGAGTCACTGTCGGCGTAGTGGATGTTCCTTATTTTGGCCGTCTCATTCCATATCCTGGAGACAAAGTGTTCCCCGATTGGACTACAACAATCACGAATGATGAAGATTTCGCAGTCCGTGATATGATCGAGGATTGGGTTTCTGCTATGGGTGAGAATGCCAGCAATCTCGCTACAGGTGGTAGCAATCCAGCAAATTATTCAACAAACATTGATGTCTTCCAATATGGTCGTAGTGGTAATCTACTTAAACACTACAAACTAATTGGTGCATGGCCAATGGAAATTCCGTCAATCGAGATTGGCTGGGACAATAACGATGCAGTTGAGATGTTTGACATTACTTGGAAGTACTCTCATTGGGAAGCTCGGACAAGTGATGGTGGTGTAAGTATCAGCGTTAACGTTTCACTATAAAGAAAGTAGGTAATGATGCGTAACATATTTGGGTTTAAGCTCAAGAAAAAACTGAAGCCTGTCGATATTGACATATCGAACAAGATTCCTGTACCTATACCAAAGGCTGTAGAAGAGGAAGAGATGCGTATTTCGGGTGGATTCAATATGAATCTACCTGGAGTCCTGGGGCGAGCCTATAATGCTTCTGGTGGTGCTCAGGACTGTGATGAGAAAGGACTCATTGAGACCTATCGAGATATTGCTGGCTTCGGTGACATGGAAAAGGCCATTGACGAAATTGTCAATGAGGCTATTGTCGTCGAACCCGAACGAGATTCAATAGAGCTCTATCTCGATGATCTGAAGTTCAGTGATGTAGTTAAAGAGAAGATCAGAGAAGAGCATAAGAACATTCTGAATCTCCTGAATTTCAAAATCTATGGTCAAGACCTCTTCAGAGAGTGGTACATTGACGGTAGATTACTTCTCTATCTCGTTGTAGATGAAAAGAGAATGAAGAGTGGTATCTTGGAGATTCGTAAAGTTGATCCAAGATTCATTCGGAAGATTGTCGCGGTAGAGAAGAAGACTGAAGAGAACAATACTGTTACGGAAATAGTCACAGATGAGTTCTATCAGTATGAACCAGATGATGGAGGCGTCTCTAATCTTGGTGGTGGAAACTTCCTCACACAAGCATGTGTAATTCAGCCCGATTCAATCGTCCAATCAAATTCTGGTTTAGTAGACCATAAGAACAAGAGAATTCTTGGCTTTCTCAACAAGGCTATCCGCCCATTCAATCAACTTCGGATGATGGAAAATGCCATTGTGATCTATCGTATTTCGAGAGCTCCTGAGAGAAGAGTCTTCTATATCGATGTTGGTTCTCTGCCTAAGAATAAGGCCGAAGAGTACCTAAACAGCATCATGAGACAACATCAGAACAAACTCATGTACAATGAGACTACTGGTAAATCTTCTAATGATCGAAATCAAATTTCGATGCAAGAAGACTATTGGCTTCCTCGCAGAGAAGGTGGTCGTGGTACTGAGATTAGTACACTTCCTGGTGGAAATTCTCTCGATGAAATCTCCGATATTTTATACTTTCAGAAGAAATTGTATGAATCTCTCCATGTACCTATGGGACGACTTGACTCAGAAAGTTCATTTGCCATCGGTCGTTCTTCTGAGATCAGTAGAGAAGAACTCAAATTTGGCAAGTTTATCACAAAACTCCGCAACAGATTCAGTCAAATCTTTGAACAACTTCTAAGAGTTCAACTTATTCTTAAAGGGATTATTAAGGAGGATGAATGGGATGAGATCAAATACCAAATCCGTTTTGACTTCATTCGTGATACCAATTTCATCGAATTCAAAGAATCTGAGGTGCTCGCGAACCGTCTTGAAATGCTGAGCAATGCAAATGAATATTCCGATAAATACTTCTCGAAAGAGTGGATTCGGAAAAACATCTTGAAGCAGTCCGAAGAAGAGATAGAAGAGATCAAGAAAGAGATTGAGGCAGAAAAGAAGACCGAACCCTCTGATGAGGAAGACGACTAAAAACTACAGAAGAAAGTAGGAGAAAACATGAGTACTAATAAGCAAGAAAGTATTAAGGATGTAGTAAAGGGAGTCATTCTAAATGATCCCATCAAAATCAAAGATGCTACAGCCAAAGTCTTGAAGATGAAGACTTTAGAAACTATGGATATTTTGAGACCTATGGTAGCAAGTCAAATGGTACAAACAGAAACATTCGGAGAATAGACCACTATGAGTTTTGACGGCCCACTAAAGAAAACCACGAGGACAAATGCTTATTTGCATCAGGCCATTGATAACAATGTCTTTACGGCGAATAATCGTCCTAACGCAATCTTCATTCCCACTGCTGGTAACTTGACAGTAATTCTTAGTGGGGATGTCGCTTCTAACGGAGTAGTTAATTCATCACAATCTGTGACATTTACGAATATCCAACCTGGACTACACAATATTCAGTGTGCTAAGATCATTTCAGCACCTGCTGGTAGTGTCGCCCTGAAATAAAACGTAGGAGTATCATAGAAATGAGTTTCGATTATCCGATTCGACAAGCAGTCAGAGCAAATACCGATACTTACCTTACGGTGAATAATACTTCTTTTGCGTCTAACAATAAACCTTCGGTGTTATACATTGCATACTCAGATGATCTTACAGTAATCCTTACTGCTGATGTTGCCTCCAATGGTGTTGTTGACTCCTCACAGTCAACAACATTCACGAATATCCCAGTTGGATTTCACAATATTCAAGTGGCTAAGATCATCACAGCACCACCAGCCACTGTAGCGCTCAAATAACATAACTAGGAGATTAAGAACTATGTTTCAGAAAACGAGAGATCAGATATCACGAGCATATTCACATATGCTCGTTGAAGCATCACAGACACCAGAGGATAGAAAAGAGCTAGAGATACAGAATGCCAAGGTGAGAGATGTTGCTATTAAATCACTGCAAAAAGGTATTAAGGGTAAACATAAGATTACCCCATGGCCCAATCCACTACTGCAAAGTAATATTGTGATAGAATTTGGCACCACCGCTGGTGATAAAAGTATGCCAAATGTGGTACTTTTTCTAACTGCTGAGAATTCTAAAACTCCTGGATTATACCAGTATAAGAATGGTAGTATGTATCAAGCGAGTACTGATGCTGGAATCGCCGCTGACTTCGATGAACAAAAGTACAAAAATATACCTGATGCAATCAAGAGAATTAACCAATGGCTCACAGAGCGAAAAGATTGGTGGTGGACAGGTGTAGAGCCACATGACGGCTACAAAAGACCGAAAAGAGTATCATATAAGATCCGATAATGGGAGAAAGGCTAATGCGTCTACTAATAGAAAGTTCTGATAGGGTAGAAATCAATAAATCAAAAGGAACGTACTGTCTTGAAGGTATTTTCATGCAGTGCGATAAGAAGAACCACAACAACAGGCTCTACCCGAAGAGCGTGGTAGAGCCTGAAATAGATCGCTATGTTATTGAGATGATTAACGAGAATAGAAGTGTTGGAGAATTGGGCCACACAGATTCCCCTAATGTGAATCTTGAGAGAGCATCTCACATAATTACAAGTCTCATAATGGAGAAGAGTGATATTGTCGGTTGTGCTACTGTTGGTAACATGCCTATGGGTAAGATCGTCAAAGACCTCATGGATTTGGATGTGAAACTCGGAGTATCTTCAAGAGGTCTTGGAGAAGTGAAAAAGGAGAACAAGGTTGATATTGTTACAGGTGGATTTCATCTCTCTACAGTAGATATTGTCCATGATCCTTCTGCTCCCGAAGCATTTGTCAAGGGCATTATGGAATCTACTGAATGGATTCTAAATGAACATGGAGAGTTTGTAGAACGAGCCAAGAAAGTTATCAATAAGGCCAAAAGGGAGGATTTTGAGGATGTCAGTCTTCGGATCTTCCAATCGTTTCTAAATAGACTGTGAAAATATTAGAATACAAACAAAAGGAGTATTACAAAAATGTCAGATCAACTAGCAAAGACCTACAGAGACTTCCTCAAGGAAGCAGCAGAAGTCAATGAAGCCAAAGAAGTAGACAAGAGTAATTGGCCTGATTGGTTGAAGAAGGCTAAGACCAAGAATGCTAAGGTTACTATAGACAAGAGGGGAAATGTTATTTGGCATTCTGGTACATGGCTTTCAGGAACTTGGAAAAATGGAAACTGGGAAGATGGCACTTGGAAAGGTGGGACTTGGGAAGATGGAACCTGGGAATCTGGAGACTGGAAAAAAGGAACATGGGTAAAGGGAACATGGTATAGTGGAGACTGGAAAAATGGAACATGGGGAGATGGAGACTGGGAAGAAGGTGACTGGGAAAATGGAGTTTGGGAAGGTGGGACTTGGGAAGATGGAACTTGGGAAGATGGAACCTGGAAAGGGGGGATTTGGGGAGATGGAACCTGGGAATCTGGAACTTGGCAAGGTGGAAAGTGGCAAAGTGGAACTTGGGAAGATGGAATCTGGAAAAATGGAACTTGGATAGATGGAACTTGGGAAGATGGAACCTGGAAAGAGGGCAAAATCAATGGCAAGAAATCCTCAACACCACCAAAATAACATAGACTGTGAAAATATCAAAATGACTAAATAATTGCTAAGTGATCTGATAATAGGAACTTAACGAGTAGGTAAAGAGAAATAGGAGATACAAAAATGACTAAAGCAGAGAAGACACAAACTCTCGCTGAGATGGCGCGGGAACTTCTTGAGTCTAAAAAGGCAGAAAAGACTGAAGACATCGCTGAAGAGACTGAAGAGGAGGAAGAAGAGGTTACAGAAGCAAAGAAGGGTGTCAAAGAAGAAGAGGAGGAAGAAGAGGTTACAGAAGCAAAGAAGGGTGTCAAAGAAGAAGAGGATGATGAAGAGGACGATGAAGATGATGAAGAGGTTACAGAAGAGAAAGATGATGAAGATGAAGAAGAAGAAGACGAAGAAGAAGAGGACGATGAAGAAGAAGACCAGATCGATGAAAAGACAGAGAAGAAAGTTCGAAATGGTAAAGTTGTCCGAATCAAAAAGAAAGTAATGAGCTCCAAGGAGAAGATGAATCGCTCCAAGGCAGCTAAGAAATCCGCCAAGACCAATAAGGCTGCACGCGCACAAGCAGCCAAGTCACCAGCGGCCAAGAAAAAGAGAGCCAAGAGCATGAAGATTGCACTGAAACAAGAGAATGATCCTACTGTCACAAGTGAAGATGTTGACAGCATTCTTGAAAAGGTTTTCGCAGAAGAGCAGTTCTCGACAGAGTTTTTCGAGAAGGCTCGCACAATTCTCGAAGCCTATCTCGGCTCAAAAGTTGTAGAGATGCAAGAGGATAATGAGACAATCCTTGAAGCCCGTCTAGAAGAGGCAGTGACCACTGTTAATGAAGAACTTGAAACTAATGCTGATAAGTACCTCTCATATGTCGCGGAACAATGGATTGCTAAAAACGAGCTCGCAGTTGAGAAGGGTCTACAGACTCAAATCTCTGAGAGCTTCATAGCAGGTCTGAAGAATCTATTTGAAGATCATAATATTAGTCTACCAGAAGAGCAGGTTGACGTTCTTGAAAAACAGGCTGAAGAGATTCAAAGACTAGAAGAGAACCTTTCCGAAGAGATCAACCAGAATGCGAAACTCGCACTCAAGGTTCAAGATCTCGATAAGAAAGCAATTCTCGCAGAGGCATCTGAAGAACTGTCACTAACTGAAACAGACAAACTTCAGAAGCTTGCAGAAGCAGTAGAGTTCAAGTCTGCTGAAGAATTCTCTGATAAGGTAGAGATTATCAAAGAAAGCTTCTTCGACAATCACAGCAAATCTACTGTTGTTACAGAAGAGTCAGTATCTGATGCAGACGCTGAGGATAAACTCGATGCAGAAACAAAAAATCGCATGGATCTGTACAACTTTGTTATTTCGAAGAAATCACAATTCAATCAGAAATAACCTAAAAAGAGAAAAAATTCAAAAAGGAGAAGCACACAATGTATACAGATAATAGCTCACAGATGCTTGCTGAAGCTCTGACATCAAAGTGGAAGAGTGTTCTAGAAAATGATTCTCTTCCAGACATCAAAGATGAATATCGGCGAAATTGTACCGCTATTCTTCTTGAGAACCAGGAACGCTTTCTACAGGAATCCGCTCCCGTTAATAACATCAGTGGTGGAAATATTGGTACATGGGATCCAGTGCTAATCAGCATGATTCGGCGCTCAATGCCCCAACTAATCGCCTATGACATCATGGGTGTGCAGCCAATGACAGGCCCCACAGGTCTTATTTTCGCACTCAAGAGTAAGTACACTTCTCAAAGTGGTGATGAAGCTGGCTTCAATGAAGCTAACGCAGCCTTCTCTGCAACAAATGCTGGCGGAACATTCGGTAACGCTCAGGTTGGTACTGACTTCTCGAATATCACATCAGCAGGTTGGAGTTCTCCAACAGCAACTAACCATCCATTTAATGCACCTGAGGGCATGACTACAGCTCAGGTAGAAGCACTTGGCGACTCCGCTTCTAACTACATTAACGAAATGGCATTCTCAATCGACAAGGTTACAGTGACAGCACATTCACGCGCTTTGAAGGCTGAGTACACTACGGAACTTCAGCAAGACCTTAAGGCCATCCACGGTCTTGATGCAGAAACTGAGTTGGCTAACATGCTCTCTCAGGAAATCCTTAATGAGATTAACCGCGAGATCGTTCGCGCAATCTACATTAACGCTAAGATCGGTTGTGAAACTGGTACTACAACTACTCTTGGCATCTTCGACATGGACACTGACGCTAATGGTCGTTGGGCTGTTGAGAAGTTCAAGGGTCTTCATTTCCAGATCGAACGTGAAGCTAATAAGATTGCTGTTGAAACACGTCGAGGTAAAGGTAACCTAGTTATCTGTTCCGCGGATGTGGCTTCTGCACTATCCCTTGCTGGCATTCTTGATTACAATCCAAGTATGGCCAATGACTTGAATGTTGATACGGCTACTTCTACTTTTGCTGGTATTCTTAACGGCAAAATGAAAGTTTATGTTGATCCATTCTTCACAGTTGGTTCAAATGGTTATCAGTATGCAACAGTTGGGTACAGAGGTAACAGTGCTTATGACGCAGGGATGTTCTACTGCCCTTATATTCCAATGGAAATGATTAGAGCTGTAGGCGAAAACACATTTACGCCTAGAATAGCTTTTAAGACACGGTATGGTTTGGTAGCAAACCCATATGTTAATTCAACTGGAGCTATTGGTCATAACGAGTCCACTTATTATCGAAGAATTCAAATACGCAACCTAATGTAGGCAAAGGGTTTGAGTTTATTGGACTTATAGCCTCCTTTTTCTTCTGTTTGCAGAAAACAGAGGCTAACTATCAACTAAGGGAGTCCCGTTCGGGACTCCCTCTCTTTTTGTCTTCAATATCAGAAGGATTTCAGAGGATTCTCTAACTCTCTGTTTGCAGAAACAGAGCCTTAATTACAAACAGAGTTCTTCCTTCTCTGTTGGTAGAAAACAGAGGCTAACTATCAACAGAGAATCTTTCTCAACTATTTTGTCTTTTAGAGGTATTTCAGAGAAACAACGTGCTAAATAAAGACAGAGAGACAAGAAGTTATCAGCTTCTCATCTCTCCTAACCTAGAGCAAAAAGGCAGTTTCACTCATGGCTGTTATCTATTTAGTAAATAATCGTATCAACTTTAAGAAGTACGTAGGTCAGACAAAGGACTCTACATTCTCTGGACGGAGGCACTGTCACCAGAGTAGATCTCGGAATGGATCATCCCAATTATTCCATCAAGCCCTAAACACCTATGGTATAGAGAACTTCGATTGGTACATAGTTCATGAATGTGATCGAAAGTCTTTGGATTCGTTTGAGACCTTCTTCATTCGTGAATTTGAGACGTATTACGAAGACCACGGCTATAATATGACCAGAGGAGGTGCTGGAACCGTTAATTGTTCTCTCCAATCGCTCAAGGAGATGGGTAAGAAACTTTCTGCTCATTGTCGCAAACTTCGAATAGAAACGAATCTTCAGAAGAATGTCGCGGGATTCCAACTCACACATCCAAATGGCTATTTTGAGTACTTCGAAGACATTAGAGACATCTCCAACTCCTTTGGACTTCGGCCTGATGTTCTCCTCGATCTCTCGGATGGGAAATATGTCCACCACCATTACTATGACATTGATACGATTTACTGGGATAAATGCCGTCAAGGGAGTTATATCACACCTAAAAACAACCCTTCACCTCTCTATGAGATTATCTACCCAAACGGATTCATCTGTCAAATTAGATTTCTGCACCAATTTTGTGTAGAGCACAACATATCTCATGCTGGACTACTTCAGTGCGCCTCAATCGATCCGAGATATGTCCACAAGACTGAGAACAGGGGTTATATGATTAAGATTGTCACGGATACCCCAGTGACACTCAATCGAACAGAGATTATAGATGAGTATGCCAGAGGAAAATCTTATGGCGAGATCGCAACGCATTTGAGAACAACCCCGTTTGAAGTGAAGAAAGCCCTCATCGAAGAATCTATTCCCCTCAGAGGACTTCGATTGTATGGAGATATTCCGAACGATGCGGAACTAATGCAGAAATTGAATGTGGAAAATCTCTCCAAGGAAGAAATTGCAAGACATTATTCGGTTTCTGGAAGTACAGTTCGGAGATGGTTTCGCTCAATCTCTCCAATCATTCAGAAGGCTCTCTAATCATGGCTGTTATCTATTTAGCTCAAAATTGCATCAACTTCAAAAAGTATGTAGGACTTACTTCTCTTTCACTTCAGGAGAGAAAGCACCGCCATATTCTGGCTTCAAGGTCTGATGATAAGAATCGCCTCAAGGCATTTCAACTCGCACTCAAGAAGTATGGCCCAGAGAATTTTAAATGGTATGAGGTGATTGAATGTTCGCAGGAGCAGGCCGAAACATTTGAAAGATTCTTCATCAAACACTTTGAATCGCGATATGAAAATCATGGATACAATCTAACAGATGGCGGTGAAGGTAATCAGAAGATGAGCAAAGAGTGTTTATGTAGAATGGGAAAGAAACAGTCTGTGAGAGTGAGAAAGAGAAAGATCGAAGAGAATCTCAAGAAGAACATCATTGGTTATCAAGTTACCCATCCCAATGGACAACCTGAATATGTTGAGTTCATTGCTGAGTTTGCAAAGGAACATGGCCTTAGCGCGTTTTCTATGAATCAACTATCACAGAAGAAGATGTTTTCATGTAATGGTTATCTTTGTGACACAATCTATATTGACACCAAGACTAATAGACCATATATTGTTGAGAGAGAACCCTCTTCAACTTCAAAGAAACTAAGAGAGTTCGAGATTACTCATTCAAATGGTTTTAAGATGAGAACGAGGTTTCTCACGAGGTTCTTCGAAGAGCATAATCTTGATCCAGAAATTAGGAGAACATTCAATGGGACAAGCAACTACGAGAGAACATTCATAGTCTCAGACTATCAGATCAAGATTCTCAAACCGAATGTTAAATGTGGCATCAAAAAGAAAAATCTCAAATAATCTGGAGCACCCAGAAAGGAGCCAATTGCCTTCCTGGATGTCACTCATGGGATCCTCCTATAGATCGGCCAGTGCCTTCTGGATTGCTTTCAGTTCGGTGTCGCTGATGCCCCTTCCTTCGGTTCATTCGCGTCCACCAGCCCGCGCACGTCTATCTTACCCGTCACCGCGTGCGATATCAGCGACGAACGGTATTCTTCCAGCACTTCGAGCTGACGACGACGCACCTCCAGCAACCGATCTATCTTCTCCGTTTCGCGGTCGATGTGGGCGACGATGGCTTGTTGTTCGACAGGGGGTGGGACTGCCATTGTATGATTACTCAAGTCCTGTTGAGTCATGCTGGGCAATGCGGTTTGCGTTGAGTAGAAACCAAATGGAA